TGGTAGTCATTATAATGGCTGTTGGTGTCGAGCATCAGCAGCGGACGGGGAACACCGAAGAACCTTGCCACGTCGTCGTTGGTGCCACCCAGTTGCTCAAACATCTGCATGTCTGAGCCCGTCATCGAGATAGGCACGAACTTGTCGAGCCCTCGGATGGCGATGATGTCGTGACCTTTGTATATCTTGCTTTGGATTTCCTCGGCGTACTTGTCCATTTCCGACTTGTCGAACAGACCGGCAGCAATTGGCGAAACCGTCTTGCTCGTGTCCTCGCCGAGGAATCCCTTCACGCGACCGCCCTTTGCAGCCGTTTCCAATGCCTGCTGCTTGATGGTGCGGTTCAGGCTCAGCGTCTCAATGGCGTACTGAAGCGTCGGGATGCCCCAGATGCCGTTCTGATAGCGGAAGGTGTTGGCGAAGTGCAGCACGTCCTCACGTGGCACATTCACCTCCGTCTTGTAGCCGTTGTCGGTCAGGTACACGATGCTGCTGTATGTGCCAGTGTTGATGTTATAGCCGCCCGTCTTCACCAGCCACAAGTGCAGGGGGAACCCAAACTCGTCGCGCTCAACATACACAAAGCTGTTGCCGTAGAACAGGCGGTTGATTTCCACCAGTCGCCACAAGTCGCTGGCGGACATGATGGGGTTCGGCTCCTGCTGCAACAGGTAGTTGATGCGCTTGCCAAGTCCGCGCATGTCTTGCACGAAGTTGCCCTTCTCGAAGTCCTTTTTACGGTACTGCACGGGCATGACGCTCATCGTGTCGGCTCTGAGGTTGACGGCACGATAGACCGCTGCCACCACCAACGCCGACTCAGGGCCGCGAACGTAAGCGATGCGCTCCTCGAACGAGCCACCGCTGACCTTCGGCCCCTGGTTGCTCGCAGCGTTCGGGTCAGTCGTGACGGGAACACCGGGAGTCGGTGCCTCGCGCTGTCTGAATCGGAATAAATTTGCAAAAATATTATCCATATCTATTTGCCTTTTCTAATCTTTGAAATCATGGTTACGGGTTTACCAATGCTTTCAGTACATCTTCCTTCTCTGCTGTGCGCTCGTTGATGCTGAAGAAATAATCCACCGCCTTCTTCGCGTAGTCCTCGGTGTACTTGTTGCCGTTCGGGAATCCCCTGCGAACCTTCTCCAGAAACTCCTCGGCGGTCTTCGTGTGGTAGTGGTTCACCCACGCCACCTCATACGTCGGCACAATTGCTGCATACTGCTCCATCCGTTCGCCCTTCGCGTTCACCACCCGCAGAGATTCCGGCTTTGTCGGGCAATGCGGCTGTGTCTCGAACGTCACGCCCGACAGTCCACCGCGCACAAAGCACTTCACGAACTCCTTGCCGTCTGGAAATCTGTGGCCGATGACCGCTTCCGTAAAGCGATCCATCACGGGCCTGTCCTCGTAATGCACCAACCCCGAGTCCGTCATCATGCGCCACGACAGCACCACCACGTCGGCATCTTTTCCGTTCAGCAGTTGGGGCAGGTCGTCGCAACCGTCCACCATCTCGTCGATATCGATGAAACCAATCCAACCGAACGTGTTGCCGTAGCGACGATAGACGTAGTTGTAGGCCACATCCTGAACGTTGTAGTCGCCGCCCTGATTGCGGAAGTCCAGCACCTCCACCTGACCGTTCAGTATAAAGTCGCTCAGCACCTCCACGGGCTGCTCCTCGCCGTCGTATGAGTTGTCGCAGATGATGATTTTCTTCACGCCGAGAGTCAGGTGATGACCCACCCACTCACGGAGATACTTGTTCTCGCAGCGAACGATGGCGCACAGGGCCACGTCCTTACTCGTCGGCTGCTGTGTCGGCACGTCGCTCATTCGCCAGTGGCGGGCGTTCTGCCTGAGCCACTTCAACTGATTGCCAATGTCGCTCTTCTTCCACGAGCCACCATGATAATGCAAATAGTACGATTCGAGTTCCTTCACGTTCCACCCTACAAGTTCAGGCTTGCCGTTAATCACGTCTTCGAGCAACGATGCCCCCGTGTCGTACCAGTTGCCGCGCGTCATCTCGCCCTTCTGCAACGCCCAGCAGCGTTTAGGGTCGAAGAAATTCACACCCTTCGCCACCAACTTTGGCACGTTCATGTATAGCAGGAACGGGTAGTATCGCGGAATCTGAATCGGGTTGTTTGGCTTCCACTCGATCTTGCCGACCGTCGCAAACTCGTCCCGCCACATCCAGTCAATCGGCTTCGTCAGTATCGCGTCGCCCTCCAGCAAAACAAAGCCTTGTGGTATCAGCTTCCAAAGCTCCTGCACTGTGCGGATGTGCTTCGCGCTCCCAAAGTTTGAGAGCATCGCCCAATACGGCTCGCGGTCCGGGTACTCAGCGAGGAACTTTTCAAAGTCAATCACCTGCCCCTTCGTGTTGTCAATCACCGTCACCCCAGGCAACTTTGCCGTGAACGGCCTCGCCTTGTTCGTGCCCAGCGTCGTCGTCGAGTCGGCCGAGTTGTCAAAAATCACAATCTCGTACTTCTCCCCGCCATGCTTGCGGATGCTTTGCACCGCCGCCTCCGTAATCTCCGGCGTGTTGAAATGAATCATCGCCACCACCCTGTCGCCCTTCGGCATCGGTGGCAGCTTTGTGGCCTTCTTCTCTTCCGATGGTGTCAGCACGGCAGGGTCGCCGTTCATCACCTTCGGTTTTTTGACCGTCGTCTTTTTCTTGGTTATTGTTTCTTTCTTTGCCATAGTTCCTATTTTCTTTAATGAGTAGTCGTACTGTCCGGCTCTGGCGTAGGTGTCGGCGTCGGCTCAGGTGCCGGAGTAGGCGGTGCCGGTGTCTTGTCGTTGATAATCACCTGCGCCAAGAACTGAATCGTGTTGTCCTGGCGGTCTGAGTGAAACGTCTCTGGAATGATCTGATACGTGCGGCCTTCATACACAATTCGGCTGCGCTCGTTCATCTGGTTCGTCCAGCGCATACGCACTTCGACGACACCATACACGTCGAGCGCACCTTCATGTAGTCCGCCCAGTCCCTTCTTCCAACCGACATTGGCATGCAAGCAAACGGTGTCCTCATACTCCGGCCCGTTCGAGTCGATACCGAACTTCGACTGAACCGCCGCCTTGCGGTTCTGCACCAAAATGCGCTTATTCAAGAATCCCGATGAATATCCCATAATTCGTCTTTTCTTATCGGGCGAATCATGGTTATGGGTTTACTACGATAACAGAAAAGGCCCGCATCCCTGCGAGCCCTTTCTTAACATTAACCATAAATAATAAAATAACATGAAAAACACACTTCAATATAATATATTACGCCTATGAAAATAGAGATTTATGTCCCCGAAGTGTTCAGCGGACCGTTGCCCAGCAGTTTGATACTGCCAGTCGATAGGTTTCCCGTCGTGGCCTGTATGTCGCAGTCGACGCACAACACTGTGCCGGTCCACGTCGCCGTTTTACCAACCTTTACCTTGATATTGTACGTCTGACCCTCCTGCAACGTCACACCCGCCGTACTAATCAAGTGAGCCAAGTCGATGCTCCACTCCTTGCGGCCTGCAATATAGTGTTTACTCGTCGCGTCCGATGCCGACGCCACCTCCTGCGCATCAGCATGCCGGTGGATGGTGCACGACTTGGCAGCGGCTATCAGTGCCGCACTGCTCGAGTTCAGTATCTTAATGTCTTTGCCGTGAATAATAGCCATATCTCTATATATTTTTTATTTCTTATTTTTTATTTAGGCCTTTAGGCTGCTTTCTTTAGGCCGCAGACCGCTTACCGCCACGTAACCAGTTCGCCCTTGCCCGTCCGGCGGGTGTAGGCATTCAGTGCAATCCATATCTGCTCGCCGCTGACGTGGCTGGGTGTGTAGCCGCCCTGCTGACCGCCGGCCTCCAGCTGGTTTGCTATCACGCCAGCCTGCGCCCTGTTGAGCACAACCTCGCCGGCATTGGCCATGATGGGGGTCACGTCTCCGCTGTAATGAGTTCCAGGCACCATGCCTGCGAAACCATTCGCCGCATGCGGCACCACACCACCATTGGCAAGCCCGGGAATGAACGAGTCGGCAGCTGTCAATGCCTCGATGGCAATCAATATGGTCGAGATGCCGGACGCTATCGTTATCAAACTCTGAATACCACCGACAACGCCCTTGATCTCTTCAGGTAGTTCGATACCCAATCCCTCAATGCCGCTCACGATGTTTCCAATACCATTGCCGATATTGCCGATTTCCTTCGTCAGATTGGCCGTCTTAGGCAGGCTCTTTTCCACGCCTTGCATCACCGACTTCATCGCCTTATCGTCCAACGTCAGTTTCAGCCCGCCCGTCTTTTTGTCATCCCCCGCAAACGGGTTTGTCATCAGACTGCCAAGGCCGGTCGTCTGAATATCTCCGGGTTTTAGTGAACCAATCTTGCCCGTCATTTGACCAATCTTGATTGCTATCTCATCAATCTGCGTTTGGTATTCACGCCAAGCATCTGGTGTAGTAACTAAGTCTTGCGCCTTCTTCAGCTCCTGCATCT